CACTTGGGGTTTTCTACGCGCTTCGCTGCAAAGTCGAAGTCGCTGATCGCCTTAGACCAACGCCCCAGATCGCCAGCCATGCCCTCCAGATCCCGCCCGATCTGACAGCCTTTGCGTATTGCGTTGAATGCTGTGGATGCTGCCATGATTGCCGTGGCGGGGTCTATCATGGCTCATCGCTCCATCAGGCGGTCTATTTTCTCTTCTATACGATCAAAGCGCGAAACGATCTGCGCCATGACGGTGCTGCTGTCTGCTTTGGTGACGTAATCGCGCGCCATTTCTTCGCGGGTCTTGTTGAGCAGAATATTGAGCCGCTGCATCTCGTCAACAGCGCTCTTCAATACCCAGCCGATCAGGCCCAATCCGGCAGTCAATGCCGCCGTCCAAAGCATGTCAGCGTCCATTAGTAAGACCCTTCCCAAACGCGGAGCTTGGAAAACTCGCCGGACATCATCTTGCGCTTGACAACTTCCTTGGCCGCTTCTGTGTCAGACCATGATACACCAGCTTCCTTGAGCCACTGAGCCAGCACAGCGCCGTCTAAGAACCCAACAAGCCTATTCTCGCCTGACATGCCTATGCCAGCGTCTTTCGCTGCCTGCGCGTCTCTTAACGACTGGCTGACGTCATGCTTCTTTTTGATGACCATGTGGTCATGCTCAAAGTCAATTATTTCAGAAATCTTCGCCATGTCTTATTTCTTCTTGGCTCGCTTAGTCGGTGCGGGTGCAGGCGCAGGGGCAACATCCCCCATCACTTTCATAGCATCTGGGCGAACGCGCATAAGCGTCTCAACCTCTGCTGTCGGCAGTTCAGCATTATCACCTTTGACAAGCTTGCCGATTGATGTGTGGATCTTGTGGCCTACAACTAAAACTTTTTTCATGTCATTCCCTCAGTTAAGCAGAAGGGGCGTAAGCCGCCCCTTCTTGTATTATATTACGATGTGGTGTTGTCGTAAATCGCGCCGTTGGCTTTCTCGTTTTTCGAGCAAAGCGCCAGCTCTGTGGTCACCTGACGTGTGGTGTTGTCGCCATTTTTCGCCAAGGCAACGTTCTTGGTTCCACGCAATACTGCGCATTCCCACATGTTGTCTTGCAAAATGAACACGTCACGGCTGCGGTTTTCGCGTGATGGCATGAACTGTACTGTACCCCAAGGAGTCACGTAGACTGCAAGTGATTTAACAACAGTCTCGTCACCAGCTTGTACCGCTGAACGCTGGTTGTTGTTACCAGTGAAGCCCAAAGCAACGTTCATCTGGAAGGCTGACAGATAGCAAGTATCTGGCTTGCCGCCTTCTTCCCAGATTGACTGCATAACGTCGTCAAACTTGGCCTGCGAGAATGCAGTTGGAGTGCCATCGTCTGTACGGGCGTCTGTGCCGTCGCCGGTTGGGTTTGCACCAGAGTTACCAGACTGGAAGTTTACGTTAGTAATCAACCATGATGGTACACCACCAGTTTTACGTGCAGCAGTTGAGGAGCCAACTACGTTGCCTTGGTTGGCAAACAGAGCTTTTTCGATGTCCAGTTTTTGCTCTTTAGCGATAAGCAAAGTCTGGTAAGCCATTTCTTTTGCACGACCGGCATTGTCTACCGCTTCATCCGTATCTGAAATAACCACAGCGTTCTTAAAGATCTGTGTGCGTGCGCCGAGGCGTACAGTTGGGGTAACGGCATCAGCAGATGTTGCGTCACCTTCAATGTGAGCGTTTACCGCAGATGCGCGCAACGCTTGTGTTTGCCACTCAACCAATGTGTTGCGTGCTTTTGTTTTACTCGACTTAGAGTAGAACGGTGTTTCGTCAGGATCTACATTGTAAATCACATCGGATAAATCTTCACGGATGCCAATGGCATCATATGTGTCGAATGTGTTAGTCGGCTGTGTCATTTCCTTAATCCTTTCAAGGAGTTAGCTTTTTAACATCAAGCTCAATGCGTCATCGATTGAACCTGACTTCTGCAAGCGCTGTTGCGCTTTTTTACGGGTAGCAGCCTGCCCATCTGGACGTTTCTTTGCACCAGCTTTCACCACAGGACGCACGCCTTTAGCCTTTGCCTGTGACTTCTGCTTATTCGCTACCAACTGCCTGTACTTACGCGCATCATTCAATGCCCGCACATACCTTGCATCTGCGACTTTGGACATTTCTTCTGGCGTCCAGCCGTAGTAAACCCCAGTTTCTATAAGGCTTGATTTTAACTTCTCGCCTTTCTCTGGGTCTGCAAGCTCAGGGATATGCTGTGTCAGCACTTGCGCTTGCTCGGCAAGGTAGGCTTGTTGAGCCTCTTGCTGTTGCTTCGCTTGCTGCTGCTGCATTCCATGAAGTTCAGTTAGCCGCTGGTCATGCGTTGCCTTTGCCTCGTCATATTGCAGCTTCGCTTCCATGTACCCAATAGGGTCTTGGTCGAAAAGCTCTTTAGTCGGTGGGGTTGGGGCTTGCAGACCACCTTGCTGTGCGTTTTGATACATAGCCAAGATTTCTTGCTGCTGCTGGGCTAATGCTTGAGACTGTTCCTTGAGCTGTTTTTCCAAGGCGGCATTCTCTTGCATCTTTTGATTGATGTAACCCTGACCCGCCGCAGATTGCTTTAACTGATCCAGTGTCCAGTTTTCTTCTTTGCCGTTAATTTTAACGGGGATGAAACTGGTGTCTTCAGCCGCCTCTACTAGGTCTTCGTCATCAATTTGGTCATCATCGACATATTCAACGTCTTCTATGTCTTCGTCGGATGCCTCAACGTCATCATCGCTTTCAGCAATATCATCAACCACTTCGCTCTCAACGTCTTGAGTTGGCGCTTCAGTTGCTTCCACTGCTTCGCTTTGATTTTCTTCTGTTGGCTCTGGGGCCAGCATTGCCTCTACGGCATTATTTAGGCTAGTCGCTTCCACGGTGCTAGTTCCTTCGTTTGCGATCTAAAATGACCTCTGCTGCGATTGCAGCGTCGAGTGCGTCACCGATCTTGTTTAACGCACGCAGTATTGCGTGCGCTTCTTCGCGCATCTCTATGTCAGAGGCTGCGCTGTTGGCGAAGAGGCGCATTTGCTCTTCACGAACATCGTCCACGAACGCTTGAAACGCCGTGTCATTCTTTAGCCGCTTTGCGTCATCGGCTTGTATGCGGATGTCGGCGCTCACTGTGGTGTACCCTGAGCAATGCCGCCGATCATGCGAACCTTATCCTGCTCTGCCTTGATACGAGCCGTGTCCACTGCGGTTCCGTATTGGCCATATATCTTGGCGGCATCTACCATCAGATCCTGAGCCATCTTATCGCGCTTGAGGTCATCATCTGCCGCTGCTTTCTGAGCATCTAACTGAAGCTTCATCATGTCAGTCTGCGCTTTAGTCTGCGCCTTCATCTGCTCAGCCTGCAAGAATGCAGCATTCGGGTCTTGCGCCTGACCTTGCTGCGCCATTGCCGCCTGCTGTTGCTGCTGCATCTGTAGCATCTGCATCTCAATCTCTGGCGTGATTGGCGCGAAGTAGCGGTCGGCATTGCGCACGCCGGATAAAGCCAATTGGTCAGCCAAGTTGTTGCGGATATTGGTCAAGCTCACCAAGCCGTTCATTGGGCCATAGTTCTGGTAAACCATAGTCTGCATCTGCAAGGCTTGCTGCAATGCCATCTGCTTTTCTTCTTCGCGGCCTGTGCCAAGCCCCACGTTGATGCTAATGTCCATAGACGTATCCCAGACACGCGGGTCAATCGGCACAAACTGGCCGTTCATACGCATCATCTTTTCTTCGTCTACGTTCTTATTCATCAAGCGCAGCATAATGCCGAATAGCTCACGCATACCGCCAGCAAGGTTACGCACCATTACCTCTGTCTGGCCCGCAGCGGCCTGCACAGAGGCTTGAACGGCTGCTTTGGTTGTAGACTGCAATGCGTCTGGGTTCAGCCCCACAGAGGCGCTTGTAACGCCTGTCTTCTGCTCTGTAAGCTGATCCATATATGTCAGCGCAGATAGGGTTTGGCCCGCAACAAATGGTACGCTCAGATCCTGCACGGCTCCGGCTTGGCGCATCCTGACCAAAGCACCGATCTCGTTATTAAGCACATCATCAATATTTACCGCGCCGTCCACAATCCCAATGCGCGGGTTGTTGGTCATGGCTACGTTATCCAAGATCCCCCGCAAGATTGATGTTGCCGCGTCTTGGTCATTCTCAATTAGCTCAGATACGCTATGGCCGTACCAACTATGCGGCTCTGGATCGACCTCAAACTTGGCAAACGGTATCTCGTCGCATGGCATGTAATCCAGCAGCTCGTATGCTGTGCCGCCGCATAGGAACTTATACAGCACCGGAACGCCTGTGCCGTCTATGTCCATACGCATGTAAGCCTCTGTAATTCCTACAAGCTTCATGGCCGGATCTAGCTCGTCCTCGTCGGACAAGTCTTCTTCATATCCCTGACGCTCAAGCACTTCTGCGCCGGTCATGTCGTTTGTGCCGTCGATTGGCGTTAGGTTGGATATGACATCAAAGTCAAAGCCCATTTCGACTAAGTCACCAACACGCATATCTGTGCGGTGCGCTACGACATAGGCATCGTCAAATGAGCGGCAATCACGATTAACGAAGAACTCTTCTGGCGGCACGCTTTCCATGCGCAGCTCGCCCTTCATCTCTGTGCGGCTGATCTTGACCGAATGAATGGGAAGCTCAACTTCCATGCCCATTTCATCCATAGAGATAGACATCTCCATCGTATGCTCAAGCACCTCAACGTCATCAGCGTCCAGCAGGAACGTATATTCATCGTCTGATAAATCGGTGTACGTGTATATCTCGGCAACAGGGTAATCCTGCCAATATGCCTTTACGATGCCCTGCTTCTTCACCATTGCGTCTTGGAACGCATCATTTAGCACGCTGTATCCATCAAGACGCGTAAACTCATGCTGGACGTAGCTGGTGGCCTGCTCGGCCAATGCAACATCCTCTGGGCCTTTCGGGATAAACTCTACCGGCCTTGCGCTGGACATAAAGATCCGCATAAGGCTCGGCTTGATTGAGCGTATGGTGTCACGCACCTTAGTTGCCACAACCCTGCTGCGCCCGTCCTCATATCCAATATCAACCTCGCCGTCGTAGTAGCGCTGCGCCTTGATGCGGTCTTGGCTGATTTCGCTTTCAACGAAGTCAACGGCCTCGCTGATCGCATTCTGAACAATGCTTTCTATCTCGCGGCGATCTTTTGGTTGTGGTTGCATGTTATTGTTCCTCATCTTCTGCCGCAAGTCCAAGCGCTCTTGGAGCCATAGGTGGCGTTATCCTTGTCGGGGTAGCGCCTGTTGATAAAAGTCTATCCAGATCCGCAAGCTGGCTTTTGATTGCACTATCGGAGAAAAACTTTCCACCAAGTCCGGCGGCAGATAGTGTAAGCGTCATTGGCTCCATAATTGCAGCCACGCCAAATATGGCTGACCTCATTCTATCTCCCGTAGGGGATAAGCCGCCGATCTTTCTAAGGATATCATCAGATATGCCGCCGCTAACTATTGCCTTCATCGCGTTAAGCTCGCCTTCATCAAAATATGCGCTATCCCGCTTGCTTTTGATTATTTTGTTAATAGCTTGCTTATATTTATTTAAGATGTTGCTGCCAGTTCCAGCCGCTGCTGTCTCAAGCTCCGCTATCTCCAGCTTATCCCTAAGAAGCTCAGACTTTTTCAGCCTTTTGTTTGCCAATCTTGCTGCGTTCATAAGGCGACTGCCTTGTGACTTAGAAGCCATCAGATCATCCAAGTCATCAATTACTGACTTCAGCCTTGGATCATACGCCTTCACGCCTTGACCTAAACCCTTTTTGTAAAGTGAATATAGATCACGCTTGAGTGCATCTAGCCCAATGAACCCCGTACTTGAGGTTGCCGCATCGTCAATTCTATCCAGTGCTTCACCTATATGCCTGTCGTGCTTTGGGTTAAATTTTGTGGTTCCTTTTTCCCCAGAAAAAAGTCGGTTTCTAGCGCCCTCTGCCAAGCCGCTTATGTCTGTCGGCGTGAACACATCGCCTAATTCATCAGCCGCCTTATAAGCCGCGTTTTTAGCTATAACTTGATTTTCGTATTTCGGCTGAACTATCGCTTTTCCTAACGCTTCATCGACAGAGCGATTACCTGTGTTGATTTGCTTTGCCATCATTGATGGCTTTATCAACTTGTCGTAAGGCTTGGCGGCGATGTTAAACGCTTTTGCCGCTGCCGCTGGCGTGGCCAGTGCGCCTGCTATTCTTGCATAAGGCTCAAATATGGTGCCTTCAGTTGCCTCCCCAGCAAGCTCGCTGCCAACGCCAGCAACCCCTGCTGTCGTTATTGCTGGGGCCGAAACTCCGGCAGAAATAACCTTTTGGCCTACGCTTTCTGCTACGTCTCCAGCCTTTGGGGCTAGTTTGCCTGCAACCTGTCCAGCAGTTTTTAAACCTTTGCCCGCAATGCCTAAGCCGCCACCACCACCAGCAAATTCTGCCGCAGTGCCTAGTATTCTTGCGCCTCTAGTCTGGCCGCGATACGCAAGCTCATCTTCAAGGCCAAGCGCCCCTACACCTGATCGCAAGGCTCTTCCAGTAGCGGTATCAAGCACGGGTATATCTTCTCCGACGTCATACCCCATTGCTTGCAAGCCTTCTTGGCCAAGCCTAAGCAACCCGCGCCCAGCCATCTCGGGCAACTCAAGTGTTCCTATTACCCCTCGCCCAGCGCCAGCGGCAGCAGCCCTACCGACATCTTCAGCTTTTTCACCAAATGTGTCTATCTGGTCTTGAGGGGCCTGCTCCCCACGGGCCTTTATCGCGGCTTGAACCAGTTGACGCGCTGCGGCTTGATCCCCAGCAGCATCAGCGTTTCTAGCTGCACTCATATATTCTTCATATGTAGCCACTGCGCTCAGTCTCCGTAACTATTTATATTTATCCAGCAGGTCATCGTCTGACATGCTACCCGCCGCTGGCTGCTGCTGCGCCGCTGGCGCTTCGATAAGGCCCTCTGAAATAGCTTCCTGCACGGGATCGCCATTAACAGCTTGTACCCTAGTGACGTATTCTGGCGGGATGCCTAACTTCAATGCCTCAAGGGCGCGTGTTCTGGCAGCTCTTTTCTGGGACAAAGCTTCTGGTTGATCCCCAACTGTCGGTATGTAGATTCGGCTATAGAAATCCCACTCTTTTGGCGTAACAGCAGCGCCAGTGTCTTTACGCAACAATGGCGCTAAGAACTCAAGCCCAGCCACCTCTGCTTTTTGGTAATCTCCGCTTTGGCCGTACCTTGCCAATCCAGTTGGGTCTAGTCCAAACAATTTATCTGTAGGAGATGTTAATACATCTGCGACAGGCTCAAATGCCTGCAGCGCTCCGGTCATCCTAGCAGCCCAATTAATGTCTTTGCTTTGAGCCTCTGTTAGCTTTGGCAGGTCAGCGCCTTGGACGAACTCCATTGTCCCGTCTGGACCTACCCTAACTCCCATTTTGTTTTTGTTGGCAAATGTCTCAACGGCAATCTTGTAATCTTCTGGGCTAAGTAGGCCAGCGTCAAAGTCGGCTTTTATCTTCGCAAGCTGCGTAAGAGGCTTAACGGTCTTGGCCGAAGCAAGCTTTTGGTCCAAACCAAACTTATAGTCTGCCAATTCCTTCTGCCGCTCAAACGCACGACGCTCGCCAGCTTCTGCAAATAGCTGCGCTGCTGCTTGCTTCGGGTCTAGCGTTCCTGCTTTTACCATGTCGGCAAGATCAGTCCGGCCAGCCTGCTCAAGCATATTTACCGTGCGGTTGCCCTTAATCTTGTCTGCGCGCCTTGATTGCGCTGCCTGCAAGACTTGCGGCAAGTTTGGGTCAGGGTTGATCGACATGCTGTTTAACCATCCAGCAAGCGCGCCAGCCATATTCTTGCGGCGGTCTGTCTTTTCCTGACCGATAAAGTCCTGCTCTGTGAAGCTTAAACCTTGGTTTTCCATGCCGTTCATTCCTTACATTCCCGCGTAAGCTGTTGCGCCCAAGCGAAGATAATCAAACAGACCGGGCTGACGTGATTGCGTTGTTGCCTGTGGCACTGGCGAGGCTCCAATCGCAGCCAATGGCGCGGCAAGAGCTGCCTGTGGTGCGCCTGTGTATCCAGCGTATTGGCCTTTTGCTGCATCAATGAGCGCTTGCTGCAATCCCTGCTGCAATAAGCCCTGCTGCGCAGTTTGCTGCTGGATCGCTTGGCCCGTGCCAAATGCTTGCTGGCCCAATGCGCCAAGCTGTGATGCTGCGCCAAGGCGCGCTTGCCTGTCGGCCATTGCCTGCTGCATTGCTGTGGCATATCCGGTTTGGCGCTGCTGAGCTGCAATATCGCCTGCCATGCGCCCGTATTCCCCAGCAGCAACGCCCTCGGCAACGCCTTGGCGGGATCCACCAAACGCACGCGCCGCTGTTGCTTGAGCGCCAAGCTGGTTCATTGCCATCTCCTGCTGCCTAGCAATGTCCTGCTGCGTGCGATCAATCACTTGCTGCGTGTATGGATTCATAAACGCGCCAACTTGCAGCGGGCCTGTCATTGCTGCCTGCGTGCCACCAAGCGCGCCTTGCAATGCGCCAGCCGCCGCTTGGTTTACGTTAAATGGCTGCGCTACCTGACCGCCGCCTTTTCCACCTTGTCCAGCCATTATCTTATCCTTTATCTATTCCCGCCAGTGTAGACGCCGCCGCCACCACTTGCTCCAATTCCTTGACGGCGCAAGTCTCTTGCCACCCCTTGCGATGGGGTATCGCTAAGACCAGCAATAGCGTCCTTCGCCGCGCCAAGGATGCCGCCGCCAGATACAAAGTTCACAATGCTTTCGCCAAAATAATCATCTGCATATGGGTTGCCGGTTGGCGCAGTGTATATGGGGTCATCGGAGCTTCCACCGCCACCCGCAACAGGTGAGGCCATAGGCGCAACGGGAGACACCGCTGGCTGGCCGTAATCGCGTATGGTTTCGCCGGTCATTGGGTCAATGAAAAAGCTTTGCAGATATTCAGCTTGCGCTGGGCGCTGTGCGGCAAGCTCAGACACAGCCTGCTCATACATTGGCGCTGCGCTGTAGCCCCTTACGCCGCCAGCGTATTGGGTGGGGGCAGGCATACCTCCCATAATATCCGTTTGTGTCGTAGGCGCGGCAAGGCCAAACGCAGATGCCACGTCAGCAGTTTGCTGGAATGATGCCTCTTGCATTGGCGTGAACGCTGCAACGTCTGGCCCGTAATAAGGCACATAACCAATCTGGCTGATGTCCTCTGCTTTAGCCAAGTTGCGGCGTGCCGCATCCTCAATGTAATCTGGTATCGTAATCTCTGACGTCTGTGTGCCGCCCTTGCCGCCTGCCATTATTCAAACTCCTTCAAATATGAGGCGTGCAGTGGAACCCATCCATGCGCCTTCAATGGTTTCTTCCAGCCAAACCGGCCCGTCATCGTCAATGCAGAGCATCCTTGAGATTTCGCCCATGCTACCACATCTTCGTGCATATCTAAAATCTGACCCAATTCACCGCCGCCAAGAAATACGTTTAAAACCTTCTTCTTAGGATATACCACGATTTCAGTTACTATACACCCCCTCGGCGTTGGCCAGAGCTGCATGCTACCTTTGTATATACCCTCGGCAACGTCGATAAAGTCATGCGTGCCGCCTGAGTATTGCAGAGCGGCTTCAATCCAATCGCGGCATCTTTCAAGCTCTTTATCCATTTACCAAGAACCCCCTAAATGAGAGGTTCTAGTCCATATGTCTGTTGACCCATCATAAGGCCCGTTGCAGACGTAAATATAATTGGTATCCCAACTTATCAGGCCAGCCTTATCGCCCGCCGAACCCGCGCTAGTTGGGGGAACGCCAACTTTCACAACTATCTCAACAAAAATGTTGTTTCTGCTTACAACTGGATATGCGTTTACGTTGTCCCATAAAATAACGCCGTTCTCAGACGGGTTATCGTCTGACGTTTTAAACCCAAGCTTCGCTAGGTTTTGTTGCAAGTATATTGTTAGCTGACGCCCCCACTGGCGCAAGTCTGGACCAATAGGGGGTAATACTGGAACCGGCATTACCTACGGCCCCCAGCTTTCATATCAATCCGCATATTGCCGACCCTAAAATCAGACAAGATCGCTCCATCAACCCGCATACGAACCTGCCGACCAGTAAACCTTACTGAAGTTGGGTTTGCAGTCGTGAATGGCCCGTGACTTGTCTCAGCGCCATTTGGATAAAGCCGTGTCTTAAACGTGACGTTGACATCTCCCTGCGTTTTTTCATCAGGGATAAGTTCAGTAACACGCGCAACCTGATCTCCCGCACCAATAGATATTGGCCCGCTTTCGGCAAAGATTGATGAACTGTCTACGTTAAGGCCCACTTCATGCTCATAAATGTCACTGTCTGAATTATAGCCCGCAAGAAATGGATAACGAAAAACGCCGCGCTGAACGCCAGCCGTGCGAGACAAGTTGCCAATCAACCAATGGCCCTCTTTGTAGTCATATGCAACGTAGCGGTCTATTTCAGTAGCGCCTTCAGAGCAATAGAACCACCACACCTCGCCGTACTGGCCGTTTGCAAACGACCAAACCTTTGATTGCTGCGCTGGGTTAAAGTCGCCAAAAACATAGTCGAAGACATCGCAGGGTATTTCTTGAACGCTGTTGCCGTCAAACCTAAAGAAACCACGCTGGCCCATCCAAAATACGCCCATGTCAACGTCAGACGCAGCCTTGCGGGATATTGCCCCACACGATGTGCCAACGCGCTCAAAGCCATACACATAAGGCGGGCCAAGGTATCGCGCTGTGTGGGCTGATGTATCTGTGAGGATAAGCGTCTGGCCTCGCGTTCTGATGCCCTGCATGATCTGCCCGCTATCGGCAAGCTCAATATCACCAGCCTCGTTTGTAGCTGCTGGCGTCCAAACCGTGTTGTTTTCGCGATCACACCACGAAATCTTACGCGGGTTGTTGCCACTGCCCAAGGCAAAGATAAAACGCTCTTCTGTTACAACTAAACCAAGATTGTTCGTCGGGGCATTCGCAATCGGCGCTGCCTTAACTGCTGGGTTTAATTGCCATTCCAGCAAACGCCCGTCATCTTTATTTATAGCAACGAGGTATTCACCCCAATTCTGGATGTTCCACTGGGTAGCCTCTTCTGGAACAGCATTAGCGTTTTGCTGGATCGGCGTTCCATAAAACCCGCTACCATAAAAGCCGTATCCGTATCCCGTTTCAACTTCTGCATCCTTACGGCCTGTCGCCAGATCTGTTGGGGCAATGTCGTACACAGTGCCACCGCCCGTCATGGCTTTAAGTTCGTTATATGAACCGCCAGCCGCATATGCCGTGCCGTTATTGGCTTCCCATGTGTGCATCCCGCGCACAGGGTTTGTACAGAACGATGTCTTGCGCTCCTGCCAGCCGCCTATGGGACGCAAGCTATTATCGCGCCACCGCACTAAGCTTCCATCGCGCCACCGACCAGACTGCTCAAGGTCTGTTCCGTTTCGGTAGAAGCCTGCGGGGATGTCTAGCGGCACCAAAGTCACTTTTAACGGCCTAATGCTATGTATTGGAAGACAATGGTGCCTGAGTAGCTGTCTTCTCTGTCAACCACAAAGCTTGTACGGCTTACGCTTTCCGTATGAACTTCCCCGCCAACTATGCAGACAAAGCATTGGTTACTGAATGCTGTATTGAAGCTAACCGTTTGGTTGCCATCTGTACTGCTTGAGAATGAACCATAGCGGATTTGCAGCCCGCCAGAGCCATCCGTCCAAGCTTTACTAGAAGTGTTAAGAGTGTTTCCGGTTGGAATAGACAACGACTTAGAGCCAATGCTGGTGACATGCCCGTAGGTATCCACAGAGATATCTTGGATCACAGTGTTGTTACTGTTGTTCACGCTGCCTTGAGAAGAGGTGTTTGAGTGACTGATGGTGCGGTTAGCAGTCAGGTTGCCACCACCATCGAGGCCACCGCCCGCGCTGATAGTTCTGGATGTGGGCGCTTTAGCGTTCAACTGCGTCTGGATGTTGCTGCTTACACCGTCGGTGTAGTTAAGCTCTGCCGTTGTGGCAGTAACCCCGTCCATCTTGTTAAGCTCTGCCGCTGATGCAGAAACAGCCGTGCCGCCGACTTTCCAGCTTCCTTCTGTCAAATCTGGTGTGCTGGCAGTGTCACCGTTTAGAACGTCAACGATGTCATCAAGGGCTTGGTTAGTCGTGGTTCCCCACGTATTTTCTGAGCCGCCAACGGTGGGTTTGGTTATGCTAATCGTCATTTAATCGCCTCGCGCTTTTTTGCACTATATATCATTTTGCCAGCAAACACTATGCTGCTTCCTGTTCTGTCCAAGCCGGTGCCGTAGACCCTTGCTCAGTCCATGTCTCCGCGCCAACCGCTTGCTCCGTCCATGTCTCTGGCCCGACAGGCTCAACCTGCCACTTAAATCGCGCTGGGCCAACAATCGGAGCGCCAGCCGTGATCTCTGCGCCCAAAAGCACATGGTTTACGGTGATCGCGCTGCTGGCGGTAGTCGGAACGCCAGCCGTGATCTCTGTCGGGATAAGCGCGTGAACGCTGGTAAGCGTTGGCTGAGCAATCGTTGGAGCGCCCGCAGCTATTCCGTCTGCCGCCAAGGCGATGTTTTGCGCAACGCTCGGAACGCCTACGACTGGGCTTCCCGTAACAATGTCTACCGGCGCAAACGAATAATCTTCTGCAAGTGTAGCCGCCGCAACGGTTGGAGCGCCAGCCGTGATGTTGTCGGCGGTAAGCGCGAAGTTTTCAATCGCAAGCCCACTGTCTGCCAGTGGCGCAGATGCGAGTGGGCTAAAGCCTAACATCAGTCTGCCTCTGCAATCGTTAGTGTGCCAGCCTCAACCTGCCGCATGATTTCAGCGTAGTGGCGGTTGCCTTCTGTGAGTGGAACCGTCATTTCTATTTCATCTATAGTTGCTAATATAACATTATTTTCATCTTCAGATAAAATATATTGAGCTGATGTAATATTCATTTCCTATAACTCCGCATCTGCTGTCCAGTGATATCTATATACTTGAGCATTAATTCTACCTGAACCGCCTAATGAAAGACGCAAAGCGCCATTTAACCCTATGTGATTGAATGAGCCAGCAGTTAAACTACTAGTAGACCCATCCATTTCAGAAATTCCGTCATGAGCTAACATAGTTGGTTGTGTTCTCTTAGTAACTCTAAAAGTTGGCCCTTGTAGGTAATTTGATCCTGTAGAGGCTACGGCAGAAAACTTACCATCAGACCCAGTTAACGATGTATATGATTGTTCATAATACCGCTGGCACTTCGCCAATGTATCCCCGTAGCTTTCATGCGGGAAGTCGATAGCGCTGTCACCAACGTTCAGGCAGACGCCTGTGATTTGCCAGTAGTTTGAATTAGTTTCAAAGACAGACACGGCATGACCCGCCCATCTGTTTGCATCCGCAGTTCCCCAAACATCGTTACTGCCACCCGTAAAGTTAG